CGTCTTGGTAAGTTTCTAGTAGTTTCTGTTTCTCTTATTGTAAACTCTGGTGGTCTTGTAGACAATGTAGCACTACTTAATCCTACATTATAAGCATAATAAGTTAATTCTGCTTTTGAAGAAGACGCTGAATCTATATTATCATATGTTGGAACATCAACAATAGTTAATACTCTTTCGCCAACAAAGAATTTACCACCTGGTAGACCAAATACTGCAGTTAATACACCATCATCATCTGTTGTACCTGGATAGATATCTTCATTATTTGGTCCCTTAATTGGCTGTCCAATTGCTCCAAGTTTTTCGATCTCAGCTGCATCTGTTACATTTGTTCCATTATACATAAATGAACTTACATCTTCTCCATCAAAATAAAAATAATGTCTTGTGTTGGGACGAAGTCCTGAAACAAATATTTTAATTTCTTTAGATCTCATATAAGGTTCAAATGCAACATCAGTTACAAATGATCCATCAAAAATCTTTTTAGTTTTTCCTGTGCCAACTTCTAACTGTGATTCAATACCTCTTTGTACTTCTGTTCTTTGCCAAACATTTGGATCACCAATTTGTACAGTACCAACAATTTCTTTCCAATCTGTTTTAGTTAATGGATAAAATTTTTGGAATTGAGTTACAAAATCTTTAAATGGAGTTGCTAAATCTAATTCAATTTTTTCTGGGTTAGTATCAACATCAGGTAAAATATCACATTGCGGAGAAAGTTGTCCAATACCATCGTATTTCCAGAAATTACTTACACAACTTCTATAATTAGTTGCATATTTTTGTCCAAGTAATTCTACATGTGCATTTCTACTTAATGTTCCAACTTCAGGATTATTTGATGTTGGCCAAGGTAAGGCATTCGATCCACTCTTATATTTTAAATCTAATGGGAAATGATTTTGTTTAGGAGTCAATACCTCTCTATCAGACATAACTGCTGCATTAAATTCAGGATCAATAAGATTTGCAATATTTAAATCTTTAAATGGATCTACAACATAACCATTCTTAAATCTAGTTAAACCATTTTCATCAAGTACAAGAAGATTTTCTGTATCTTGTTCTAATTGGCTTAAACTAATATAGTATTCTAAACTTTCTACTTTTCTTTCAATCTTTGCAATATCTCGCATCGTATAACCTTCGGTACCTGATGCTTGAGTTTTAATTGCATAATCTCTTTTATTTTGTTCAGCCGCTTCTTTAGGACTTAATGCAGGATAACCTGGAATAGTAATTGTGCAAATTGCCAATTCACCTTCACTAGTTTTTGGAGGAATAGGACGATCTGCTTCATTACCTTTTACTAAATTAAGAATACCATAAGAGTTCATAGTAATTACATCAATTCTCTTATTATATGCTTCTATATCTGCATTTGAATTACCATTAAGAGCAGGAATAACATGATTACCAGCATTATCACTAAACGAAACTGTATATGCTCCGACCGCAGTTGTAATTGTAGGAGCAGAAGCTGGAGTTAGTTGATTATAATCTGCTAAAGCGTCTTTATTAACGTAAGGTCTAAAGTCATAGCATTCTCTTAAATTATATTCTATTCCATTTTTGCCTGTATATACTGGAATACTCCAAGAACGAATTTTACCTGCAGGCAATGAAGTTGATGTATCATCAACAGGATAACTATTAACATTAAAGAAATAATCACCTGTAGAAGTATTTAATTGGAATACTTTAAGTTGAATAGTTAATACGCCGTTTGCCGGTAATGGTCTACCTGGAATATATTCCATGTATGATATATCATAGTATCCATCTTTCTGATTTGTTTGTAATCTAAAACTGTCTTTATATTCTGTTAATGCTGTATCTTGTACAGACATAATCTCAACTACATCAGGAAAACCTAAACTGTATTTAGTTGTTGCTGATGTAAAATTAACTTTAATATATGGCTCAACTGCAACTTTATTATATGGCTCAACACCAACTTTTCTAATATTATAATAGAGTTTACCAGATGAATCTGAACTATAGGCAGGATCTAAATCAATATTAAGTTCTGTATTGTTATTTGAAGTAGTATAATTTGTAATAGGAATAATCTTATTAGAAGCATCTACAAATAACATATCAGTATTTTCTACCGCAAAATCTGTATCCGCATCTGCAACAACAGTAAATTGATTAGCAGCAATACCTGTAATGTCTTTACTTACTCTTACTGGTAAATTAATATTTGTAATAGATTTTATACTTGACGTACCGGTTGGGAAAATAGCAGGAGCTTTATGTTGTTCATGTAAAATTGAACTGGCATCAATACCTACTTTATCAGCATTTAAATAATTGTTATTAATTGAAACAACATCTTTAATAGAATTACTTCCTGTCATATTAACAGCAAATAAGTATACTTCACTCGGCGTAATATTTCTTACAAATGCTGTACCAATTTTTGCATTACTTGAATTAATTAAATCAACTGGATCATATTCTAAATTAAGTTGACTTCCAGTATTTGCAGTAGTAATATTTACATATGCACCATAATTAAATGATGTAGCACTTGATTGTGTAAATGTATTTGCAACTTCATCAATTGCAAAATTAGAATCACCTCTTTGTTCTACTCTATAACCTTTGACATATGCAATACCTTTTCCAACTAATGCATTTAATACATTATTTCTACGTTCTGCATTAACTTTAAATCTTTCAACAACATAGTTACCTGATTCTTCATATGTTCTATTTGCAAGTTCTGTTGCAATAGAATTAAATTGAGAAACATCTCTTAACGTAACAGCAGCTCCATTTTTATATCTTATTAATGAAAAGAAATTAGAGTCAACATCTGCAAGAGTTGTGTCTTTAGTAACTAATGATGGGATTAATTTGAGTCTATCTGCACCCGGCGCGTTTTCATTAGATGATCCATTTGCATTATCATATAAAGATGGATCTTGTAATGATGAAATTAATTCTTCTTTTACTTCAAAGCCAACAGATACACCATCAGGATTATCGTCATACTTAGAAACAATTAATGTTTGTGCATCAGAAAATAAGAAATGACCTTTTTGGAAAATTACACCAGCAGATGATTGAATACCAAATGATTTACCAACTGGATCTGTTTGTAATGTAACGTTAATATTTTCTATATTTAATTCTGAGCTATAAATTGTTCCACCATTATATTTGTAACGATTAATTCTTAATTGCTCACCAGCAATAAACTGTTTATAACCGCCAGTTTCATTTGAATTTGTATAGTTAATATAGAAAGTATTTAAATTAGGTGGACGAGTTTCAAATCCACGAGTAGCAGAAACAATATTTGCTTTAAGTCCAGATTGTACACCTTCTAATTCATATGCAACATCAATTTCTGTTTCAACACCACCAATAATATCTGTATCTGCACCACCAATAAGTGTTTGTACATCAACACCAGATTTATCAACTACTTTAACATATTGTAAACCGTCCAAATCAGTAAATGTACAACCTTTAATAATACTTCCATCTTGGAAAATATTATCTCCAAATTGCTCTACTTGGTTTTGTAAAATAGTTTGAAGTTGAGTTAATTCTCTTGCTTGAACCGCATATGCAGGTTTAAACAATATCTTATAGAATTGATTTTCTATATCGAAGTCATCGAAATATGGTGCTATGTTTAAATCTGTATTAATTGGCATTTATCTATTTCCTTAAAATTCTAAAACCAGTTTATATTCTTCTCTAGAAGTTTCCGATCTTTCTAACGGGAAGAAGTCTTCCATAAAATATACTGTGCCAGATCTTTGTACATATCTTGACTCAATAACATTATTGGCTACTGGATTATTTATTTGTATTCTCTGTCCTGTTGAATTAAATAAATCTTTTGTATAATCAAAAGAAATATCATTGTTTGTTTGATTAATATATGGTCCCATATAATCACATAAGTATACAGTGTTTGCTTGTCCATATATGTCATGTACTCTAGAATCAAAAATTATATTTTGATCTGTATCTACTTGATATAATCTTCCATCGACAACTGCTTTTCCATAATCGTCTGTTATAACTTGAATTCTATTATCAAATACATGTGGCGATGCTGTATTACCACTTGCATCTGAAGTAAATTCTGGATTTTTTATAATACCAATTGCTGAATAATTATTTGTTGCACCTATTTGGTTATTATCATCTTCTGTAATATAACCATAAAGCAATATATGACGACAATGCATTTCATCAATTAGATTCCAATTATGATAACCTTCTGGAGAAAGTACTGGTCTTAAAGTTGCTCTAACATCAATTGTTGTTGGATCATCAGGATCAAAATCAAAAGCTGGATCTTTTACGGTTGCAGTAATTCTATGATAGCCAGAACCTGTTTCTAATACTTGTACTGAAGTAATACGTCCTTCACTATTTACATAAGGTATTGCTACAGCACCTGTGCCATCACCTTTAATTTCTATTGTAGGAACAATCTTAAATGACGCGCCTAATGTTACACCATCACCTTGCGGATCACCAACGACCGTGGCAAAACCAGTGCCAGAAGAATCTCTATAAGTATATGAATCAATTAAATAAGTCCATGTTTGTGTATTTTTAGTAAGGACGAGAGTCATTCCAGAATAATAATCTGTAATCTGACTTAATTCAGAAGATGATAATTGAACTTGAGATTGATTACCGGGTGTTGATGGAACATTTCCAACAGATACAAAAGTATAACCATTATTATCAATATAATTTTCTACAAAAATATCACTTACCTCAGCTCCTGTAATAATATTATTTGCATTCGCTGAAGGATTTGGATTAATTTCAAACGTGCCATGTAATGGAATAAAACCAATAGCATTATAAGCTTCGAAATCAGACTCTGTAAGATAATACATAAATTTCCAAACATAACCATCAGCAGTTCTATAAATTTGATTGATTGTTGTTGGATTATAATTAGGTGGTACCGTAGAAGGATTGCCATTATTATTTGACAAGCATTTATAAACTCTATAATCTCCAGAGTCATTATTAGTTGGACCAACTACAGCATAGAAATTAGTTCCTTCTAAATCAACTTGATCATCATATTGAGTATATGTTTCATCCTTTTGCCAAGGATAATATTTAATCATAAACTTAAGATCATTTTGATATAATTTTTTACCAAAAAGAACTTTTTCTTTAAATTCGTTTTTACTATATTGAGAATTAACAGCGTCAACTCTTACTAATTCTTGGTTAGAGACAGAAGAAACCATAACGTAATAATCATTATTAGTTAAATCTTCGTAGAATAATCTAGCGATATCGTTTTTTAGTGTGGTAGTTAGTACTTCAGCCATTTCTTATCCAATCTTTTGTAATATTTATAATCACAGTCTAGCCTCTTCTTCTAATTCTTGGTCTAGGATATGCAGTACCAGACGTAGGTCTTACTGCAAAATTTCTTTGTGGAAAATTATTTCCATCTATTTGTCTTTGATTAATCCATCTAGCATATTTGTTATCGCCAAATTGTAAACTTACTCTATCTGTAGGATCATCTGTATTTGTATCGTACATTTTATTATCATTAGCATTATCAACAATCCAAGCATGAGCTTCCTCTTGATTCATATTTGGCCAACTTTCAGCAAGCAAAGCAAGTATTCCTGCAACCTGCGGTCCGGACATACTTGTTCCTTGATATTTACCAATAGCATAACTAGCATTTCTTGGATCATTTACACCACTACCTGCTCCTCCACTAGAAGCTCTATGTAAAGAACTATTAATCGCTTCACCTGCGGCATAAACATCTACTTGACTTCCACAATTACTAAATGTTGCTTTTTCTTCTGTTGTATTATTACATACGGCACCAACTGTTATAACAGGTGCGTAGCCTGCTCCTGATCCTGTACCTCTATGTAAATACCAAGCAAAATTAACGCCTTGATAAACCATTTCAAAATAATTATTATAATCTTGGTCATTACTATTAACAATCTTCCAACTATCATTTCCTGCAGAAGCTACAATAATAATTCCATCATCAATAGCATCTTGGATATCAGCTTCACGAGATGTAAAATAATTCGGAATACTCATTGTAGTACTTGCATTAGTATAGCAACCTCTTGCTTCTAACTCAGCAACGGTTAGATCTCTACCAGGATTAAAATCAACTCCTCTATAATTTATTCTAGTAATAGCACCTGTAGTATAACTTCCAGAATAATTTGAAATAATACTAGATCCATAACTATTATTTGATATAGTAGGATTTCTTCTGCCAGTTGCAGAATTAATTGGTTTTGAATTGTGCCAAGCTCTAATATAATCCCACATTGTAGAAGAGCCGTAGCCTACATTACCCCAGTTTGGATTCGAACCATAAGGACTAATATTATAAATGTTTGCATCTCTAGCCCATCCTTGTGTATTACCTGCTACTGTTCCTGCGCAATGACAACCATGATCGTTATCATCCGCATCTAAAGCATTTGTATAAGAACCAGATCTATCATAAGTATAAGTACCTGTACCAGAACCAACATTATTTTGAAACCAATTATATTGTACAACTCTTGAACCACCAGAGCCATCTGAATTAACTGCAAATTCTGGATGATCTGGATCAATATGACCATCTACAATTAATACATCTACATTTTTTCCCGAAGCAGTAATTGTTAAATTAGCAGAAACTAATGATGTTCCATTATCTCCCCAGTTAGTTCTATTATCAACTTCTGTTTCTCTTAATAATCCCCAGTTAATATCCGTTGCAGCAGCACTAAGCCAAGACTTTTCAAAATCTGCATTTGTAAGAGAATAACCACAGGGTTTTGTTGTATTATCAACAAGTTCTCTTAAATCACAACCCCATACTCTTGGATCTTTTTTAACTTCTTCAACTTCTTCATCAGTTAACATATAATGCGTATTACGACTAATTTCTCTTCTATTTACTAGGTCAACAGCTCTGTCTGGAATATATAAATTGCCTCCCGGTGTTTCCATATCATTATAGAAATCTTCGAGATCTTCTTTATTATGGAGAGTGACAATCCATTCTCTTAGCATATTAAGCCTCTAGTTGTAATAATTTAAGTGTAACTTGTACAGTAGCTGTAGAACCAGATTTATTTTTAACTGCGCAAGGAATTGTTGTAGTTGGAGTTGCTTCATTATTAAATCCAAATACACCAGGTGAAACTAATATAGTACTTGCTCCTGTTGTAATTACTTCTGCAACAACACCAGCATCTGGAGTAGGATCTGTTGTTTCTGCTCTAGATGCGTCTGCAGTTCTTGAAGCATCATCTGTATAAATTCTTACCCAAGCAGCTTTATCTGTTTGAATTGACATTAATCCATAAGATTTAAATCCTGTAATGTCTAAATTACCACTAGCGCCATCAGCAAGAGATGTTGTTGTACCAGTTTTTGTAGTTCTTGTTGGTAACATGACTAGGCCAGATCCAGATACTAGATTAATAATTTCTGTATTTGATAATCCACCGCCGCTGCCACTACTTTGTGCAACCCAGTCGTAATCAGTACCATTCCAACTTAATACTTCATTATTTGCGGCAGAACTTGTATTTAAATGAGCATCTACATCGGAATCTGCATATGAAACACCACCAGTTGTAACTGTTTTAAATGTAAAATTACCTGCACCATCGGTTGTTAATACTTGATTATTAGAACCATCGCTAATACCCAAGTCTAATAAATCTGCTGGAATAACTGGAGGAGTGTATGTAAATACACCGCTAGTATTATTATATGCTAAAGCACCACTGCTATTAGCGGAAGCTGGAGTACCAACACTTAAATCAGTAAGAGCGATTCCACCGCCACCAACAGCTCCAACTGATAAAAATCTAAAATTTCCACTACCATCAGTTGTTAATACAGTACCATTAGCCCCGTCTGCGATTCCTAAATCAGTTAAATCATCTGGAATTCTTCCTGGTATTAAAGTTATTGTTGCAGTTGTATTATTATAGTTTAATGAAAAAGTATTTGCTGTGTTAGCAGTATTAACACTAATATTATTTGCTGTGAATAAGGTTGGCAAACCCTGCAAATCTCCGTAATCTCCAGATGTTGCAACTGCTGGCAAACCCGCATCGAAGTTATACAATTCTGTAAAATTATCATTAACTTTATCAAAAGCATCTCTTATAGGATCGCCATTTCCATCATTAGGAGCTAATCCGATATTAATTGTTTGCTTTGCCATTTTTCTATTCCTATTTTAATTTGTTTAATTTATTATTTATTTTATCTTGCAAGGTCAGCAGCAAATGAAGTAGTATCTACTGTATAAACATAATTATCTGCTGTTACAACTTGACTTCCTATACTTTGACCTGGACCGACAATTGGATTACCGCCTTTAATATAATCATCTTTAGTTTGTACAAACATCTTAGCACCAAGTCCAACTGAAGCTTTATTTTTATAAATGAAGTCTCCATATAATTTAGTACCTGCTAAATGCATACTTTCTTTTAATACAGTTTCATAACGTTTAGGATCAATTGTAGATTTAATTTCATAAGAAAATTCTTGATAATAATCACTATCTTGTATTTTCATTTGAGAATCGTAATAAAAATCTTCTCCATCTTCTGCTAATGTTTTAGTATATCCATTAATATGAGATGTTGTTGATCCCCAAAATCCTGCAGTAATACCTTGTGAATTTGCTCTTAATTCTGCTTCTGCATGACGAGTTCCTTCATCATCTGTTAGATATACTGTTTCTTTATCAATATAACCAAAACCAGAATTTAAAACTTTTGCTGCAGCAATTCTTCCTTGTGAAAATAATGTTTTTGAAAATAAATCAGCGTTATCACCAAATTGTTCAGAGCTATAATCTACCTCAACAGAAATTACTTCGAAGTAATTACCGAAATGGTTAACATTAAAGCCTTTCTTAAATCCATAATAACTATAAGGTCTTACATTAATATATTTTAAATTACTATTAACTCCTAAAATAACACCACTAACAATTACACCCCCACCTTGATTTTGAGATATAACATCTCCTTCAGAAAAAGATGCATTAAAATCATCAAATGTTAAAATTTGGTTTCTTCTGTCAAAACCAATCATTACCTCATCTTTAACGAGAGTCCAAACATCATTAACATAATTTTCGCCAGGATCGATATTTTCAAATGTTTCAATAGTACCAATATCAAATGGAGTTAAATCGAAAGCATCTTCTAATGCTGTAGCAAGTGTTACTGGATCTGTATTACCAGACATTGGTTGGGTCGCAGGAGGGACAGCATTAAAATTCGATGAATTTAATGGTACATTTAAAAAGCCTGCTAATTTATCTGTAATGAGACTAACAGTTTCAATATTACTTAATGTTTCTACTTTAGCATGAGTAGGATCACCGGTATTTGCATATAACGGACCAGGCGATGAATCATTTTTTCCACCTACTGTTAAAATACCATCAGGCGCTGAATTAGCATTATAAAATGGAATTACAATATTTGGACTTCTGTCCATTGTTTCAATCGTGCGGCCCCATGCAAATTCTTGTCCACCTTCCATTTTTAAACCAACTGCAATACCATTTTGTCCAATAACAGTACCGACATTATTTGCACTATCTTTTAATCTTTCTAATACGGTAAATCTTCTTGGTTCATTTGGTATAACTAATACTTGATTAGATACAAGTATTTTAGTATTTTCTATTGTATATCCAAATCCTCCATCAAGAAGATTGTAATCAATAGTACCGGTAAATTCATCTTCAAGATCGGTTACGATACATGTACCGCCTTTACCATATTCAGATTCTAAATTAAATATATCACCTACTTTATTTCCAGTTGTTCCGCCGTATCCTAAATTTATTTCTAATTCATCAGCAGAACCATTTAATTTTCCGAATGAAATATCCTCTCCATCAATTCGAGAAACGATCTCATCAAATTTTACAAACTTACCTTTTGGATTAGAAATGTAAATAATAGGAGTGAGTGTTTTATTAAGAAAAACAAAATTAATTTTATCTACAACTGCTCTTGCTTTAGAAATAGATCCGACAATATCTCTACTAATTAAATCTAAATACGTGTATATAATTGTACCCGCTCTATTTGGAAACTCATTATTATTTTGCATCATTTGCAAATAAGTACCAGTTTGCCATTTTGAATCAGATGGCTTTAACATATATTTAGAAGGATAGATTACATCAATATCTTCTTCATAAAACATTCTAAAAAATAATCTAATACCTGATTCAGTACCCTTTCTTCGATATAGATCTAAAATGTTTTTAATTACAAATTTTGTTTTTTCATCAGATAATACAGGAAGATCTGCCATGAATTTCTTTCTAAAGAAATCAAGCATTGAATCTAATGTTTGACTAATATCTCTATATTCAAATAATCGTCTATTATTATAGACACTCATATCTGGTTGTGTTTCAAGGAATTCATAATAATCTTTTACTAATTGAACTAATTCGGGGCCATTCTCTCTAAAGTGAGCAGGGAATTGCTGTGGTATCTTAAAAGATATTTTCTTTTCAATTAAAGGCTGATTATTATAAAATGCCATTTACTTTGCCTCAATCATATTTACTGTTACGTCATCATCTTGAATTAAGAATATTCTACCAGCAGGAGAAACAATATCATCTCTCTTAGTAGTTACCATAATTCTAATACTAGATCCTTCTAATGCAGTAACTTTAAAATTAATTAATTCAATAGCACCAGTTTTATAATTTACACTTCCTGCAACAGGAACGATTACTTCTGGGTTTACAATATTAGATGTTACAATTTGGATATTACCTTCACCATCATCTTGTAAATACGCATCTACGTAATTATATTCAAATACACTACTTTTAACAGCAGGTTTATAATCAGTAAAGTTTGAATCTCTAAATGGATATGGTTTCTTTAATTCGGCAAAGAATTTAAATGAAGGCGATTCTGCAATACCAGCAACAGGTGAATATAAAACATAAGGATTTACTTCTACCTGATTAGATTGAATTGAACTATCAGCTGCGTCAATTGCGGAAATTAATTTAGATAGTCTTAATGTAACATTAAAGTTATCAAGCTTATCTTTATTATAAGTAGTTACCGCGTCTCTAACTAATGTTTCAATTTGTGCTGCAGATTTATTAGTTCCTTTTGCATCAAAATAAACATCAACATATGTACAACCATACATAAATTGTGATTCGATAAAGATTGGCTCGATTGCTA